ACTTTAACTAGAAAAACAACAGCAGACGCAACTAATGCAACCGTGTACTTCCAAAAGATGAAGTACGCATTTCCTAGCGATTACGAAGCCATTATCCCAAGGACAATGTGGGATAAGGACAAGCATTGGGAGATGCTAGGCCCTGAAGATGCGCAACAATGGGAATGGTTGTTGTCGGGATACATCGCCACAGGCCCCCGCATTCGCTGGCGTTTGTTTAGCAAGTATTTCCAGATCTGGCCTGGCTTTTCTACTGCTGAATTTTTGGGTTACGAATACCGATCAAACGCATGGGCAAACAGCGCGGCTGATGAACCCAAAACATCGTTTACCGCTGATTCTGATACTTGTATCTATCCTGACCGTTTAATGGTGCTGTCAACCAAGCTCAAATATTTTGAGGCTAAAGGTTTTGACACAACGGCAATGTATCGCAACTATTTGGAAGAAATGGAAGCGGCAATTGCTTTGGATATGTCTGCGGCTAACTTGTCGTTTGCACCAAGGCCAGGCACAATTTTGATTGGCTACGACAACATTCCTGACAGCGGCTACGGGGCATCGCCATAATGAAAATTGCCCAAAGAACCGCCGCTAATGTTGCGAGTATTCCAGCGCCTGTTGGTGGGTGGAACGTGCGCGATTCGTTGGCAAATATGTCGCCGACTGATGCGGTAACAATGACTAATTTCTTTCCAACTGTCTCAAGTGTGAATTTGCGCGGTGGGTACAGCAAATGGTCAACAGGAATCACAGGGCAAGTTGACACGGTGATGGCCTATGAAACAGGCAGCGTTAGTAAATTGTTTGGGGTTGCAAATGGTTCAATTTACAACTGCACAACCAAAGGGGCTGTGGGTGCTGCTGACAAAACAGGATTGACCAACAGCCGTTTTGAGCATATCAACGTCACAACACCTGGTGGCAGTTTTCTTTATGCTTGCAATGGCGTAGATGATCCACTCCTTTACAACGGCACAACTTGGCAAAGCGTAAACGCTTCAAGCTCACCAATCGCAATCACTGGCGTAACCACAAACAAACTGAACAATGTCACGTTGTTTAAAAACCGTGTTTGGTTTATTGAAAAAGAAAGTTTGAAGGCGTGGTATCTGCCCACTAATTCAGTTGGTGGCGCCGCCGAAGTTTTGGATTTGAGTTCAATAGCTCGAATGGGCGGCTACATTGTTTCCTTTAGTGCTTGGACAATTGACGCGGGTTACGGCGTGGACGATAACCTTGTTTTTGTGACCTCACAAGGCGAAATTATTGTTTATCGAGGCACAGATCCCGCCTCTGCAAGTACATGGGCTTTAGCAGGCGTTTGGAAGCTCGGGGCGCCCGTTTCTAGGCGTTGTTTGTACAAGTACGGTGGTGACCTATTGGTTTTGAGTTTGGATGGCTTATTGCCCTTAGCTTCAGCGTTGCAATCAAGCCGCCTTGATCCAAGGGTAAATCTGTCAGACAAGATTCAGGGCGCTATTACTGAGGTGACAACGGCTTACCAGAATTCATTTGGGTGGGCGTTGCTTTATCATGCCAAGAACAATGCTTTGTGGATCAATGTGCCTGTTGGCCTTGGGGTGCAAGAGCAATTTGTGATGAATACGATCACAAAATCATGGACAAGATTTACAGGATGGGACGCTAATTGTTGGGAAACTTTTAACGACAATCCCTATTTTGGCGGTGATGGATACGTTGGCCTGGCCTGGGATGGTTTTGCTGATGACGGCAATGACATCAATGCTGTAGTTTTGCAAGCATTTAACTATTACGAAAGCCGTGGTATTAAAAAATATTTCACGCGAGCAAGACCATCTATTTTTACCGATGGATCGCCCACAATTTTGGTCGGCATCAATGTTGATTTTAGTTTATCCGATACCACGGGAACCTTAAACTTTAGCCCATCAAACTATGGTATCTGGGGAACGTCACAATGGGACAACGCATTGTGGTCAAGTGGAACGATCATTACAAACAACTGGCAGGGTGTTACGGGCATTGGATATTGTGCGGGTATTCAGCTAAAATCAGCCTCACGGGGCTTGCAAATTGAGTGGGCTTCAACTGACGTTGTGTTCCAACAGGGATGGGCAGGCATATGAACCCAAAAATGGAAAGATTTGCAGATGTTTCAGCCGAAGCCGTAGTGCTTATTGGCAAACATTGGTCTGAACTGTACGGCAACGCTAACCTAAAAAGTGATTTAGGTGGCATGATCGAGCTAGAAAAAACAGGGAATTTTGCCTACTTTACCTTGCGCACCGAAACAGGTGAATTGGCGGGCCATGCGGGTTTCATGGTGTTTAGATCGCCTTTTTATGGCGCAATGCAAGCGTTAGATGTTTTTTATTATGTACGGCCAGAACATCGAGGTGGTCTTGGAATTTGCAAAATGCTGAAATTGGCAGGGCAAATGCTAAAAATCAATGGCGTAAGCCAAATCATGATAAGCCACAAGAAAAATCAAGATTTGAGCGTTTTGCTGCAAAGAGCAAACTACGAGCCAGCAGGCGAAACATACGAATTTAAGGAATAAACATGGCTTTCTTATGCCCTCAACCAAATCCGCCCGCAACGCCTGATTATGCGGCTGCTGCCACCGCCCAGGGCGCAGCAAACAAAGAAACTGCAATTACTCAGGGTTACTTAAACAATCCTAATGTACAAGGCCCATTAGGAGGTCAAAACGTATATTTTGATCCTACTACAAATCAGCCTTCTATAGTGCAATATCTAACGCCAACAGCGCAAAAAACGTTGGAGTCACAGCAGCGCGTTCAACAGCAAATGGCGAACCTTGGTGAAACTGGTTTGCAAAAAGCATCCGGTATTCTTGGATCGCAATTTCAATACACAGGGCCGCAAACTACTACTTCACTTGCAAATTCTGGGCAAATACAAGGATCGCCTGATCTGTTGGGCATGGGAAGAGCTTATGGAAATGCCCAAAGTGGTCAAGCATATGGTCAGGTTCCTAATCCGCAGCAATTTGCTAATTTCCAAGGTCAACAAGCAACTGGCGGCGTTAATATTGAAAATGCAAAAGGTGATTTTCAAGGCGGGACTGCAACTGGCGGCGTAACTGGCCCATCTTTGCAACAAAGTTATGGCAATTATGGCGCTGTTCAAAATGCGCCTAATTTAGGTTCTTATGGTTCAGCATCATCTATTGGCGCGGGTCAATACGGTTTATCTCAAAGTAATGTTGGCGCAAATCAATATGGTTTAGCACAAGGTAATGTTGGCGCAAATCAATATGGTTTGGCGGGCGGCATCAACCCATCTCAATATGGCACAGCACAAGGAGGTGTTGGTGGCGTTAATCTTCAGCAATCTGTTGGAAATATTGGGCAAATAAATCAAAATTTAAATGCCAATAATTATCTTGCAAATAATCAATTAAATTTGAGTAATGTTGCTCAAATGCCTGTTAATGCGGGAACTACAGGTCAAGCAGCAATTATGGCTAGGCTTGCGCCCCAGTTGGAGCGCCAACAAAAAGCAACTGCCCAAAATTTAGCAAACCAAGGGCTGGTGGCGGGTGGTGAGGCATACACAAATGCCATGCGAGATCAAAGCCAGCAGCAAAATGATTTGCTGACCCAGGCGGCTTTGCAAGGTATTGGTTTGGATACTGCGGCAAATCAACAAGGCTTTAATCAAGCGTTGGCTGCGGGTCAATTTGGTAATACTGGTATTCAACAAAACTTTGGCAATGCTTTGGCGGCTCAACAAGCGCAGAACGCGGCGCAAGGCCAGGGTTTTAACCAACAATTGCAATCAGGTCAATTTGGTAATCAAGCGCAATTGGCTAGTTTTGGTGTTAATTTGCAAAATCAACAAGCTGGCAATCAGGCAATTGCACAAAATTATGGTCAAAGTTTAAACGCGCAACAATTGGCAAATCAAGCGGCTGCTCAAAACTTTGGTCAGGGCATAACAGCTCAAAATGCTGCAAACGCTGCCGTTTCTCAAAACTTTGGGCAAGGTTTAGCTGCTCAACAAGCTGGCAATCAATCAGTTGCGCAAAACTTTGGTCAAGGTATAACCGCATCAAATGCGGCAAATGCAGCAATTCAACAAAATCAAAATGCAGCATTGCAACAGCAAGCGGCAGCAAATCAAGCGCAAGCGCAACAATATGCGCAGTCTCAAGGTAATGCACAGTTTGCTAACCAAGCTCAATTGGCTGGATTTGGTGCAAATCTGCAAAACCAACAGGCGCAAAACCAAGCTATTGCACAAAATTCAGCCCAAGGATTAGCCCAACAGCAAGCATATAACGCGGCTATTGGTCAAAACTTTGGTCAAAATTTGCAAAATCAGCAAGCGCAAAACCAAGCTATTGGTCAAAATTACCAACAAGGCATGGGAACCCAAGCGGCGCAAATTCAAGCGGCTGCTCAAAACTTTGCTCAAAACGTAGCCAACCAGCAACTTGGAAATCAAGCAACACAGCAGAATTTCAACAACGCATTGGCTACTCAGCAAGCTCAAAACCAAGCCTTGTTGCAAAACCAAAACATTGCATCACAACAACAACAATTGGCTAACGCTGCTCAACTTCAGCAATACAACCAAAACCTTGGTCAGGGGCAGTTTTCTAATCAAGCGGCTTTGCAAGAGTTGCAAAAACAATTGACGTTGCGCAATCAACCTTTGAATGAAATCACGGGTTTGATGAGTGGTTCACAGTTGCAGATGCCTCAATTCCAAGGCTACAACCCAACCAACATTGCGCCTGCCCCTATATTTGCGGGTGCGCAAGCTCAAGGTGCGGCTAACTTGCAAAACTACGGCATTCAGCAATCTGGCGCTAATGCCTTAACAAGTGGTTTATTTGGCTTAGGCGGGGCTGCGGCAATGGCTCCAGTTGGTACATTTGCAGCCTTATCTGATCGCAGATTGAAATCTAATATTAAGCGTATTGGCACTCACAAACTTGGCATTGGTCTTTATGAATACGACATTCTGGGCGAGCATCAACAAGGTGTAATGGCTGATGAAGTTGAAAAAGTCATGCCAGAAGCCGTTTTGATGCACCCAAGCGGTTACAAAATGGTCAACTACGGTTTATTGGGGTAAAACATGGCTAATCAGTACGAACAGTTTAATGTTGCAAACCCTTACCAGTTGCAACAACAGGAGTTGGATCGCCGCCAAAAGATGGCTGAGATTCTTCAGCAGCAAGCCTTTGAGCCTGTACAGGCGGGTTCCTATATGGGCATCCAAGCCCCAATTAGCCCTGTTCAAGGTTTGGCTAAAGTGCTTCAAATGTACTTGTCAAACAAAAATCAAGAAGGTTTGAAATCAGAACAAAAAGCCTTGGGCGAAAAATACCAAGCCGATACATCGTCTGACATTCAACGACTGATTCAAGGGTTGCAAGGCCAAGCGGGTTCGCCTGAAATGAAGCAAGAACCAACAGCGGCAGACTTTGAAGACAATCCAAACCTTGCTTCAACATTTGCAGGGATGCAGCCTGACCAACAAAAGGCGTTTACTACACCCGCTGTTCAGGCAAGGGCGGCTGGCTTGCTTGACCCGTCAATGATTGGGGAATTTAAAACGCCTGCGATGCAACAACAGGCATTGAGTATGTACATGAGCCAGCTTGCTCCTAAAGCGCCTATCAAATTGGCTAAAGATGAATCGTTGCTTGATCCAACTAGCTATAAACTTTTAGCCAAAGGGCCAGAAGATTTAGAAAAAGGGTTGGCTCCTTTGAATCAAAAAGATTACACTCCAGAAAGTTGGAGGGCAGCAACCGTTGATGGAAAAATTGATCGTTCTAAACTAATGCCATTTATTGAAGGCCCACCAAGCCTTGCTGGTTACAATTTATATTCGTCACAGGAAAAAGCCGCCGGCAGAATTCCAAAATCATATGAGAGATTTCAAACAGATCAGCAAATTGCTGGACGTTCACCAACTCCACCTCGTGAAAGATATGTTTATGACGCAACAAGGGGCGGTAGAGTCAATTTAGATACCGGAGCTTTTGAGCCAATTACACAAGCAGGTCAACCAATTGGCGTAAAAGAAAGACCATTGTCTACTGGAGAAGTTGAAAAAATTACTGTAATAGATAATTCATTGGGCAACCAAAAACGATTGGCCGATACATTTCAAGACAAATTTGGTGGGTATTCCTTCAAAGCTGGTGGCGAATTGGCTAACATTCTTGGTGGCAAATTTGGTGGCCAAAATCAAGCGCAAGCGGAATGGTGGGCTGCTCATGAAGCCAACGACAACGTGGCAAGAAATGCTTTGTTTGGCGCTTCATTGACAGCGGGTGAACAAAAAGCATGGGATAAGACAACAATAAATCCAGGCATGAGTCCATCAATGATTAAATCTAGGATGGCAGAACGACAAGATTTGATCAATGCTAAACGCAACACAACAATTGGTAATCTTGATAAAGCGGGTTATGACGTTAAAGGTTTTAAAGAAAAATCAGATTTTTATAACAAACCTGCTGAAAAAGTTACAACGGCACAAGAAATCCAAGATGTTGCAACAAAAACAGGAAAATCAGTTGGTCAGGTGATGCAAGACGCAATTGCAAAAGGTTATAAGGTGCAATAAATGGCATTATTAGATGAACTTTACGGTGCGCCAGCTAGTGGCTTAAATGCTGATTTGTATGGATTGCCGAAACCAGAAGAAAAATTAAAGCCTATGGGCTATGGTGAAATGGTTGGGCAAGCAATCACTAATATCCCATCAAGTGCTGGAAATTTAGCGTCTGGCCTTTATCATGCCGTGACAAATCCTGTTCAAACAGCATCAGGAATCATGGATGTTGCTGCGGGAGGTTTAAAAAATGCAATGCCACAGGCTGTTGTTGATTTTGTAAACAAATTTGAAACAAATCCTGAGGCAGCTCAACGTGCTGTCATTGCAGCAAATGCAGCGGGTGGCGCATTAAAACAGCGTTACGGTAGTGTTGAAGGTATTAAAAATACAATTGCTACTGATCCCGTTGGCGCAATGGCTGATCTTTCTACATTGATAACTGGCGCAGGCGGCCTGGCTCGTGGCGGCGCAATTAGTTTAAATGCCATACCTAAAAACGCTGCTAGTCCAATAGCAAAAACTGTGTCTGGATTAAACACAGGGGCTGATATTTTGGGAAGGGCAGCAGATGTTACTAACCCTATTAATGCTATGGTCAAGTTGCCTAGCAAAGCATACGACTTGGCGGGGGCTTTAACTAAACAAGGTTTGGCTTTAAAAACTGGCGTGGGGACTGAGCCAATCACGCAAGCTGTCAAAGCTGGACAAGAAGGAAATGCAACCTTTTTAGAAAATATGCGTGGTCAAGTGCCAATTACGCAAGTGTTAGATGATGCTAAAACTAACCTTGCCAAAATGAATTTGGATAAACAAGCCGAATATCGTTCTGGCATGGGTAACGTTAAGAGCGACACATCTGTGCTAGATTTTGCAGGGATTGACAAAGCGATAAAAGACGCTGAAAGCATGGCGTATTTCAAAGGCAAAATCAAAGATAAAACCGCTGCAACGGTGCTAGACAACATTAAAAATAAAGTAGCTGATTGGAAAAAATCTGACCCTGCTGAGTATCACACGCCTGAAGGCATGGACAACCTTAAACAAAGTCTTTGGGAAGATTTTGGCAAGTTAGGAATGGAAGAAAAAACGGCTTACTCTGCTGGCAAACAAGTCTATGACGCTGTAAAAAAAGAAATTAGCAATCAAGCCCCCGAATACTCCAAGGTAATGAAGAATTATACGGAGGCGACTGACCAAATTAAAGAAATAGAACGCGCCCTATCGCTTGGTCAAAAAGCCTCTGCTGATACGGCTATGCGTAAATTGCAGTCGTTGATGCGAAACAATGTTAATACAAATTATGGTCAACGTTTGGAATTAGCTAAACAGTTGGAATCAATGGGCGGCAATGAAATGATGCCAGCTCTTGCGGGTCAAGCCTTAAATCAGTTTACGCCTCGGGGTCTACAAAGGGCTACCGCAGGGCCTGAAGCCTTTCTTGCATATGGCGCTGGCGGGCCTGCTTTGGCTGCTGTTGATCTTGCCGCGTCTTCCCCCCGAATTGTGGGAGAGGCCGCATATAAATATGGGCAAATGTTGGATGCTTTAAACAAAGCAAAGCAACCAATGTCTAACATATCTAATAAAATGAACCTATCACCACAGCAGGCGCGTTTAGCGGCTTTATTGGCTGCACAATCCAATCAGCCAATGCAAATTGACTTGAATAACATGGCTACAAACAGGCCGTAATTGAAGGAAACAAAATGAGTTACAACGGTTCAGGCACGTTCAACATCAACACAGCGGGCCAACCCGTTGTTACAGGCACAACCATCACCAGCACAGCATTTAACTTGCTGACTGCTGACTTGGCAACGGGTCTAACGACTGCATTGACCAAAGACGGTCAATCTACCCCCACTGCAAACATCCCAATGGGGACGTTCAAGATTACGGGTTTGGGTGCTGGCACTGCCGCAACTGATGCGGCTCAATTGGGTCAACTTCAAGCTGGCGCAACTCAAATTGCAACGGTTACAGGTACAGACACATTTGTAGGCACTTTGTCGCCTGCCCTTGGTGCTTATGGAACGGGTAATTTGTTCTCATTTGTTGCGCCTAATACGAACACAGGCGCTTCCACAATTAACCTGAACAGCCTGGGTGCTAAAAACATCACTAAACTAGGCTCAACTGCGTTAGCTGCGGGCGATATTGTCAGTGGTCGAATCTATTTGATTGAATACGATGGCACTCGATTCCAATTGATTAACCCATCGGCCTCAAGCGTTTCGTCATTTAGCGCGGGAACGACAGGCTTTACACCATCCACAGCCACAACAGGTGCTGTCACCCTTGCAGGCACATTGGCAACCACTAACGGCGGAACGGGGCTAACATCCTTCACCTCTGGCGGTGTGGTTTACGCAAGCTCTACAAGTGCATTGGCTACTGGTTCTGCGTTGCAATTTGATGGGACTAGTCTGGGCGTAAATTGCACACCGTCTTCATTTACCAACTTTACCTACTTGTCAATTAACGGAACAACAGGTTCTATTTTGAGCTTGCGTTCCAACAATACAACCCAGTTTGAAATAAACACTACTGGAAGTTTGAATAACTTTAACAGCGTTACAACATTGCCCTTTGTTTGGAGCATTAACTCTGCCGAACAAATGCGCCTGACCAGCACAGGGTTGGGTATTGGGACAACTTCGCCCTCGGAAAGGTTGCACATATATGGAGCCAACCCTTATTTCCTTTTGCAAGGCTCAGAAGCCAGCGCACAGACGCTGTACATCCGAGAATCTGCGGGTGGTTTGTATTTTGGTCAGTACGGGGTAGCAACCCGAATGTTGCTCGACTCCTCCGGTAACCTTGGACTGGGTGTTACTCCGAGTGCTTGGGGGGCAAATAATCGTGTACTTCAAGGCCCTGTGGGTGGGTCTTGTAACTTTAACTCTGCCGCCGCAGAAACAGCACTTGTTTCAAATGCGTATTTTAACGGAAGCTCTTGGATTTACAGCAGTTCTACTTATGCTTCAAGATATGCAGTAAGTGGATATAACGGCACTCATTCTTGGTACAACGCCCCCTCTGGCACAGCAGGTAATGCCATCACGTTTACTCAGGCGATGACGCTGGATGCCAATGGGAATTTGCTGGTGGGGAAAACCACAACTGCTGATACAACGGTTGGTTTTTCTGTGATTGGTTCTGGTGGAACGCAACCGGGGGCAATAACAAGCACATTATCAGGAAGCACAAATTCAAACACCACAATGCAGGTGTATTCCACAGGTGCAGGTGCTTATCGTTTCTATGTAGATATGGGTGGCACTGTTCACGCAACAAGTATTGTTATTACAGCCATTTCTGACCAGCGCCTTAAAGAAAATGTCCGCGACATTGATACAGGTCTTTCTACAATCATGGCGCTCAAACCTCGCAGATTTGATTGGAAAGAAGGCAAAGGCCAAGACAAGAAAAACGCTGCTGGTTTTATTGCTCAAGAGTTTGAAGAAGTTTTTCCAGAGTGTGTCAGCACATCAAAAGCTGGCGCAGATGGTATTGAATACAAGAACATCAATCACGAAACACTGATTCCAACATTGGTCAAAGCCATCCAAGAACAGCAAACCCTCATTGAATCACTCACAACCCGCCTCACGGCACTGGAAGGAAAAGCATGACTACATTTAACTGGCAAATCCCCCAAATGGATCGCCTGACCTCAGACGGCTTTGTCGTCACGGTGCATTACATTGTTAACGCAGTGGATGGCACTTACACCGCCTCAACATACGGAACTGTAGGTTACACACAGCAGCCAGGTGAGACATACATCCCATATCAAGACCTGACCGAAGCCATTGTGGTTGGTTGGGTTCAGAATGCTTTGGGCAAAGACACGGTGGAAGCCAGCTTGCAAGGCCAGATTGATGCACAAATCAACCCTGTGCAAGAATCCGGTCTGCCTTGGAGTGCATAAATGGAATATCAGGCGCTAATTAACTCAGCAATTGGATTAGCCTTTACAGTAGCTGGCTGGTTCGCCCGTGAAATGTGGTCTGCTGTCAAAGAGTTGAAATCCGATTTGTCTAAACTGCGGGAGGAACTGCCTAAAACGTATGTTGCCCGCGATGATTACCGAGAAGATATGCGTGAAATTAAAGAAATGCTTGGCAAGATCTTTGATAAGTTGGAAGCCAAGCAAGACAAATAACCCAGCCCAGCTCCGGGGAAAAGGGGGTGCTGGCAGACCATCCTATCGGGTTAACGTCTGCCCCAAATTGAGAGCGCAATATGATTGACCCTATAACAATTAGTGCTGCGTTTGCAATAGCCAAAAGCACTATTGCAGGGGTCAAAGAAGCCATTCAAATGGGTAAAGACCTACAAGAATGTAGTGGCGACCTGATTAAGTTCTTTGAGATGCGAGATACAGTGGCAAAGGCTGCTGTACACGATAAAAGAAAAGCCAAGTCTGACATGGGGCAGGCTTTAGATACTGTGATGCAGGCCAAAGCCTTGCGTGATGCCGAAAGAGAGCTGAAGGAAAAGCTGATTTGGTCGGGTCAGGGCGATGTTTGGGAAGCCATCCAAGCCGAATACAACATGATTGTGGCTAACAGGAAACGTGAAGAACGTGAAGCAGAGGCCAAAGCAAAGCAGCGCAGAGAAAACATGGCGGAGACAGTAAACATTTTGTTGATTGGGTTTGTGTCTGTGCTTGCTGCTGGTTTTATTGGGTGGGGTACGTTTGAATTTATTATGTACAAACTAAGGAATTGATATGAAATATGCAATGCTTGTGTGTCTCGCCTTGTCGGGCTGTGGCGTAGGTTCAGATCCTGCCCCTCAAGACAGAACCATGTCTGTACGTTTGTCTTTTGATGCTGTCCCGCCTAGCCCTTTTGTGCTTGGCCCAAGTGGTACTCAAGCAACGCCTGCCACGCCTGTAGTTACATTTGTGACCGGCCCTGTTGTTGGCCCAATTGCAGTTATTACCCCAATTATTGTAAGTACTACCCCATTAATTCCCGTTCCTAATTTTTGCACTGACGGGTTTGTGATTGGCCCATGTGTGCCAGTAACTACTTGCAAGCCTGATGCGGCTGGCTTCATTATTGGGCCATGCGGAGGTTAATATGGATTGGTTAAAGACTATCGCCCCAACAATTGCTACGGCCCTTGGTGGGCCTTTAGCGGGTCTTGCTGTGGATGCTATCTCCAAGGCTATTGGAATAGACCCTAAAGACGTTCAGGCAACGATTGATAACGGCAAGCTAAATGCTGACCAGATCATGCTAATCAAGCAGGCTGAGATACAAATGGCGGCGCGGGCACAAGAGATGGGCTTAGACTTTGCCAAGCTATCTAACGATGACCGTAAGTCTGCCCGTGATATGCAAGTGGCTACTAAAAGCTATTTGCCCCCTATTCTTGCTATTGGAGTTACCGCTGGCTTCTTTGGCATTCTTGGTGGCCTAATGTATGGTCAGATCCAACACGCGCCCCAGATTGACATCATGCTGGGTAGCTTAGGCACTGCATGGACAGGCATTATTGGTTTTTACTTTGGTAGCAGCGCATCAAGCCAAAACAAAGATAACCTTCTTCACCAATCAACGCCAACATCATGAATCAAAATTTTTCCAAAGCCTTTGCTGCTGTGCTTGTTCACGAAGGTGGCTACGTTTTCAAGTCAACTGATCCGGGCGGGGAAACAAACCTTGGCTGCACAAAAGCAGTTTGGGAGGAATATTGTGGTCACATGGTAGATACCAAAACAATGAAAGCCTTGACCCCTGCTGATGTTGAGCCGCTGTATAAATCAAAGTATTGGGACAAGATTAAAGGCGATGACTTGCCTGCTGGTGTGGATTACGTTGTCTTTGATGCTGCTATCAACTCAGGCCCAAGCAGGGCCGCAAAGTGGCTACAAGCCTGCGTTAACGTGTACGCAGATGGCATTATTGGCGACAAGACAATCCAAGATGCTGCTATCAACTCAGGCCCAAGCAGGGCTGCAAAGTGGCTACAGGCTTGTGTAAACACATACGCAGATGGCATTATTGGCGACAAGACAATCCAAGCTGTACGCAATAAAGACGCAAAAGAACTTATCAACGATTATTGTGCATACCGTTTAGCGTATCTCAAAATGCTCCAAACATGGCAAACATTTGGCAAGGGATGGGAGCGCAGGGTCAAAGAAGTAAACGCAACAGCGTTGTCAATGTCATAACGGCGTCATAGTGAGCGAATTTAATGCGCTCATGCTTAAACGTGTTGACATCCGCAAAGAATCCGTTCAGTTGAAGTTGTCGGTACTTCAGAATAAGTGCCTACCATTTGATGTACCGTATGACACAAATTTTGGATCTTGGTGGATTGCTACTAAAGATGGCAACGATATTGGTTTTGCGGGGCTTGTTCGTACCGTTAGTTGGACTGATTGCGGTTATCTGTGTCGCGC